CAGGGGCGATCAATATAGATGCTGGGCGCTTTGCTTATGGGGATCCTTGTTGGATTTATCAACAAATGGACATAAGAAATTCACAGCCAAAACAAGATCTTTCAAAGATTCATAAATGGAAACCATCAAAATTAGAAAAAAATGATCAGTTAGAGGGATATTGTAGATATGACAAAAAAGGGCGATTTCCTGCAAACGTCTATCAATGTTCAAAGCCAGCACGATCCGAAAAGGAACAGGGGCTTGATCATTTGACAGGCAAGACAGGCGCAGAAGCAACACAACGCAAAGAAGGATCGGATGGCTTGAACAGTCCAAGAGCAGGCGCAGGTCGTACGGCTGAGCATGTAAAGAACTTTCACCCAACTGTAAAGCCGATCAAACTCATGCGCTGGCTCTGTCGCCTGCTGACTCCACAAAGGGGCACAGTGCTCGATCCGTTTCTAGGTAGTGGCACAACGGCTGTAAGTGCAATCCTTGAGGGCTTCAATGCTGTAGGCTGTGAAATGACAGAGGATTATTATCCAATCATTCAGGGGCGTGTAAACTGGGCAAAGGCAGAACGCAACAGGGAGATCATAGATGGGCAGAAAGAGCAAACTAACGGATAAAGCACGCAGGGAGATACTACAAGTGATCTCTGTGGGCGGTTCTAAGTCTCTAGCGTGCAAACATGCAGGAATAACTTTAGTCACGCTCATGAACTGGATCAGACGAGGCGAGCAAGCTAACAAGGGACTCTATCATGATTTTGTTTTGGAATTTCGTCAGGCTGAGGCAAGACCGGATATTATGGCGATGGGTATTGTGCATCGAGCCGTAAAAGATGGAGATGTCAGGGCGGCGCAGTGGTGGCTGGAGAAAAAGACAGGCTGGGGCCAGCGTGAAGAGCCACAAGTACAGATCGCAATCACTCCTGAAAATATGAGCGTTACGCAACTGTTAGCAGAAGCAGAGCAAGTCAGTCAGAACATGGCACAACTAGCGCCGCCGATTATTGATCTTGATGAGGAATAGGGATCGCGTATAAAAATAAATTGCTCAAAGGTGCATAAATATGTTGACACTATAGAAATATGTTGATAATATAAGAGTACACAATAACAACGGAGCACAAAATGACTATCACACTATCAAAAGAATTTGATTTCTGCGGCTGCAAAGACGTATATATAAACGGCAATCGTATCGGCGATGTTATCAAGGACGGCGACACATACACAATCAGAGTCGGCAAGCGAATCGGATCAGATACAATCTACACTCAAATCAATACAAGAAGCGAGGCGCTGATTATCACTCTTGTATCTAACTTTATCAATCAGCACTAAACAACGGAGCACAATATGATCAAATTTTCAGAGGTATTAACTCGGTTAATCAAATCATCAAAACAAACACCGGATGAGATCGCATATAAAGTCGATGTATCAATATACACTTTGAGAGCATGGATCACAGGGATCTACTATCCTGAAAGAATCTATCTCATGAGACTAGCGAAGGTTTTATATCCTAACAATCAACAGGCAGGATTAAATATTCTAGAAAGCACTATAAGTATAGAACAACGGAGCAAATAATGACAACACAAGAACGACAAGAGATCAAAGACTGGGGGCGCACTGTCGTACGTCTACGTAGAGAGGGATCATTCTCTGACCTTCTACACGCTGAGATCAAAGTATCTGATCTGACAGTGAAAGAGATTGCAGCAGCTTGCAACACTTCAAGCGCGTCTATCAACAAATGGAAAGGCGGCGAAGTATATCCGGCTGTACATTACTTGTATCGGCTTGCTAAGTGCCTGCACCCTGTAACGGATGTTTCAAGCGCTTACATGCTGTACACAACTAAGATCAACGCAGAGAGAGCATAAGGAGGCGACATGACAAAGTTTATCGGATTAAACATTGCAACACTAGACGACAACGGCAAGATCCGCCGCACTGGCTCTGTATTGATCAATGTAGAGCACATTATATCTGTTGAAGCACAGGGCAAGCCTTGCGCGGATTCAGTGTGCAAAGTTCGAACAATACACAATGCGATCCCTTTCATTGTCGAGGGCAACATGATCGATTTACTAGATGTGATCAAGCGTGCAGGGGCTGACTTTCACGCCTTTGACAATAGCAAGCAAGCCAGTCAGAAAGTAGAGCAAAGAATCAAGGAGAAACGAAAATGATTATCATTAAAAACGCAAGTGACTCCAGAGTGCTGATCAACATTGGACACATTACACACATCGAAGAACGCGCCAGCAAACTCTTGATCTTCTTGGATGGTGGCGATGTTGTATGCTCTCCGGAGACGTGGGAAGAGGTGATCATGAAAATTAGAAGCATCGGAGGCGGCAATGTATAGAGTATTGATACACAGCCAAGTATCCGATCAGATTTGGATTGAGAAGAAATTCGAGTTTGTTGTGGAGGCTCTAGAATGTGTTAGGATACATCATCACACGAGATTGATTTATCCGTGCGACTCCATTGCTGAATATATTCAGGGCACAATGATTGATCTACGGTGATTATTTGATTGATAGTTGTTTGTAGGGAGCTGGCTAACTGCCAGCTCTCTTTTTGTGTCAAGACTGTTTATATTTTGATATATTGGGCGCATGAACAAGCAACACCTGATCAAGTATCTCCAAGTTAGCAACAAACTAGAAACGATCGCGCGTGAGTATCCCCTTGCTGTGGCTCGTTTGTGGATCCCTCATTGCCATAGATGGGACGGAAAAGCCAGCCAGTCAGACAGAGAGCGAGGATGCGGACAGCCTATGCAGTTCGTAGGTAATGGATTGTACACCTGCGCACATTGCAACATCACAGAGCGCAGAACATCGCAGCGGGAAGGCATCGCGCACGCTCTGCGGCATTCTGAAGCGTTTTTATTGAGTGGAGGTAACAGAAGCGGCAAGACCGAATCAGGAGCCGGAATGCTGCCTGTAGCGTTTGCTGCTGGCTCGAATGAATGGTGGGTGAGGGAGTGGGCTGCACTCAATCAGATCCCGATCGAACTGCTACCAAAAGAACCGAGTGAAGTCTGGGTATCTGCGCTGTCATATGGCGACGCACTGACATATCTACGCCCAAAGATCGAGAAGTATTGCCCAATCAATACAAAGTTTGTACGCTGGAAAGCACAAGATCGCGCGCATGCATTGCTACCCAACGGCGGCAAGATTATGTCAATGTCAGCTGAGTCAGGCCGCGAAAAGTTTCAAGGCGGGGCTGTGTCTCTTGTCGTACTCGACGAAGAGCATCAAAAGCCGATCTTTGATGAGTGTATGTTGCGTTGTATCGACTTCAAAGGCAAGGTAATCTGCACAATGACACCGCTGAAGGGGATCACATGGGTGCATGATGTATTTATTGAGAATCCACAAACTGGATACGGCTCCTATACAATCAGCGGGCTAGATAATCCGTACGTGTCAAGCGTCAAGATGCGCAAGGCAATTGCACACATGAGCGAAGCCAGCCAGCGATCGCGCTTGTTTGGAGAGTTCACAAATCAACAGGGTATTGTGTATCCGGAGTTTGATCGCAATGTGCATATTGTTGAATCATTTGAACCGCCTGCACACTGGCCACGAGACAGGGCGATCGACTTTGGTGTAAGGAATCCATTTGCCTGTTTATTCTTTGCACATGACGAGCGCGAGGATGTATTGCACGTATACAGGGAATACTACAAAACTGAGAAAACAAGCCTTGAAAATGGTAGAAATCTCAACAATATACAAAGAAGATACAATGAGAATTATCGCTGGACTGTATGCGATCCTGAATCACGCGACGGCCGCATGACACTTATGAGAGAATGTGGGATCGAGAACAAGCCAGCGCCCAAACATCTTGGAGTCGTTGAAACGATCAACTGGGTAAAAGAGCGGCTCGCACTGGATGCAGAAGGCAACCCGCATCTCGTAATCCATGACAACTGTAAAGCACTGATCAAAGAGTTCAGACTGTACAGGTGGGCAAAGTCCGAGAAGGGCGACAGACCACACAAGGCAAATGATCACGCTTTGGACAGTTTGCGCTACGAAGTATCTTTTTTGAAGCGTTGGCAGATGCACCAATAGAGGATCGACAATGGAACAAACACATTTCAGCAAATGGCTTCGACAGCTCATGAATCGAAACGACATCACGATCGAGCAGCTGGCAAATAGGGCGGGCGTGTCTCGTAAAGATGTACGCAACTGGATACGGGGCCGGAGTATTCCGAAAACAGCATATTTTGTATTTTTGCTCAAAGCACTCAGCCAGCTGACAGAGTGCGAAGAAGAGATCCTGTATACAAATGCAAGCACCGCGATCATGAGGGATTCATAAAATAAATACAAAAAAGTGTATAAAGTTGTTGACAGTGTATAAATATGTTGCTATTATATAAGTATAACAAACAACAACGGAGCACAAAATGTTTTCAACTATCAAAACAAGTTACAAAATGACAAAAGCAAACAACGGCATGATCGGTTTGATTGAATACGGGACGTATACAAAGCGCGTCAAAATGCAAGCTTGCAAGAACCCTAAGACCAAACAAGAGTCATTTGTAATTACAAGCGAAAACAAAGAAACTAGAAAGCACTACACTGAAGCAACTGTATTGATGACTTGGCAAGAGCTGCAAGATCGTATCAATGGCAAAGCACAAGGATGTTTTAGAGTTGTATTTGCAAAATCTACCAACTACCTAGAATTCAAATCAATCAATAACATGATGAAATACTTTCATAGCAAAGTATAATCAATCAACAAAGCAGGGGGGCAATCGCTCCCCTTTTCCAAATTCTGGAATATGCAACAACGGATAACAACATGTATAAGATTCATATTTTCAAGAGAGCCAGTCAGGAGATCATTGAATACTTCTTTGATCAAATCTATGACTTGTTAGCCAGTAAAGATCCGCAGCGAGTAAAGACACACATACAGAAGATCCAAGAGTTAGAGGCTAGAGGCTGCATACAAATTCACAAT